CTGCCATACCATGACCACCAATACTAAATAAATTATTAGCATCTGATGATGATATAGGATCAGAGTTGAATTGTTGGTATGTTTGTAGATCTGAACCTGTTATAGCAAGATGACCTGAGAAAGTAGAATCTTCTGCTGATGTATCAATTTCAAGAATATTTGGTGTGTTGTTACTACCAATCTGCACATCTCTGTTACCATCACTCATTAATGAAAGCTTACCGCTATCATTTACAAGTTTACCTACAAATGTAGCTGATGTTCCTACTCTCCAAGCTCCTGTAATATATGCATCACCAACTACATATAACTTATCATTAAAACTAGTTGAAGTTGCACCTATTAATACTTGGTTGCTAGCATTTATATTTATATGAGCTGCATTTACACCAGCATTTCTACCAATACTAAAGAACCCGTTTTCTGAACTTATATATCCAGTTGTATCATTATCTGATATTTCAATATGAGCTTTGTTAGTTCTTGATTTAAATCTAGCTACTGATGGAACACCACCTTCATGATTTACAGTAAGTGTTGCTGTTTGACCACTAGTTAAAGCACCAATAGTTGTGTTTTTTGCTATAGTTGTATCTGTAGCACTTACTGTTACATAATTAGTTGTACCAGCCCCATTTCTAAAATAATGAGTTCCTGTATCATAATAAATATTATTATTAGATGCTGCAAGTTTTAAATAACTAGCATCTGCTTGTACAAGTAAATGATTACTACCACGTATATCTGAACCAGAACTAAGTGTAATTGTACGTGAGGCTCCAGAATCATTTTGTACTATACTTGAGTTCCCTTGTAATGTTTGTTGACTATGGTTAGTACCTCCAGAAAAATTAAATCTTTCAGTACCGCCTACATAAACTTTAAGGTTACTATCTGATTCTTCTGCTAAATAAGTGTGACCATTAATACCATCAAACAATATTTTTTTAGTTTGAGGTACAGATACATTTTGTGCAAAAATTGCTCTTTGAGAATTATCTAAATGAAGTGCTGTTGTATCATTTGTACCTAAATATAAACTAGCTTGTTCTCTATTCCAAATATAAGCAGCAGTGCCATTATTACCAACAGTAAGACCATTACTTGAACCTCCATATTGTGTAGCTGAGTTCTGTATTTGAATATAAGAAACTGAACCACTACTTCTTACATACTGTATAATAGAGCCTGTACTACCACTTAAAGTTAAAGTTTGACCCGTTATTCCTACTGCAAAAGTTGCATTACCGTCTTGTGTAAAACTTAAAGCATCAACAGGGCTTCCTAAATTTTCTGATCTAAAAATTAATTTATTAAGATTACCACTACCACTGCCTTGATAAAAAAACCTCCAACCATATCCTGAACCGTCACCTGAATTACCTAAATATATAGCCCCATCACTACCGTCTAATCCGCTACCTCCAACATATAAATAGTCTGTAGATTGGCCTTCATAGCTGCCAGAATGATTAAGTACTTTTAAATGTGCACCGTTAACTGTAACATCTCCTGCAAAAGTTGCATCACCAGTTGCGCTTAAAGTAAGCTTAGGCGTTGTTACTGCGTTAACAAAGAATTTTAAATCAGGAGAAGCTCCTCCTACAGCACCTATATCCCAATAAGTGGATGCCGCTGTGTTATCTACAATTCTTAAAGCAGAATATAAATTGGAAGAAACTGTTGCAGAGTAAGCATTTATTGTTCCAGCATGAAAACCTGTTATATTAGCACCACCCTTGGCATTGATTTTTCCTTTAAAAGTTGTATTACCATTGGCTAATATATCTAAAGCAATTCCTGCTGCGTTTTTAAATCTTAACAGTTGTGTACCAGCATCTCCAATTTGCATGCTGTTAGTACCTGTAGAAGAAAGAGCTCTTTGATTTGAACCTGAAAGAGCTAAATATAAATCACCTGTAAGTATCCCACCCCCTAGTTCTAGATATCTATTATCTAGATCTACGGTTACATTAGAACCACCACTCACTGTTGCCGTTAAAACTCCTGTAGACGTGTTAAAGGAAAGTCCACTTAAAAACTTGTTAGGGTTATCTGCAAATGTTACAGTGCCATTCCCGTTTGTTTGTAAGACTTGTCCATTTGATCCGTCAGAAGTTGGCAGTGTGTATTGTCCTAAATTTATTTGTGATAAGGACTTTAAACTCATGCCTACAATTCTTTATTATTTAACAAATGTACAATTATATATTACAATTAACAATCATGACATCAATGGAATTATTAGCAGGTGCATTTGCAAAGTATAATTTGACTGTATTATTAGTATCTCTTTCTGTGTCTACCAATACTGTCTCACCAGGATCTGTACCATTTGTAGCGTTATCAGCACATTGTACCATAACAAACTTAGTTCCAAAATTATGCGTTACCGTAATAGTTGTATCTGAGCCATTACCCACAGTAGCTTTAAAGAATCTCTTACTTAAAATACCATCTTTTAAAGTCTTAGGTGTAACTGCTCTAGTATTATCTGTTCCAGTTTCTGTTTCTGCTTGTGTAGCTATTTCTATACCACCAGCTCTAGTAGTAGTAGCACCAAGCGCAGTAAACTGTACTTCATTAGTTCCAGGATTACTTACGGTAATACCACCGCTTCCTGTTGTATTTTTAAAATCAACTGTTTCTCCAGATGCTACTGATGCACCACCTGCAGTATTAGATCCATTTACTTTTAAGTTCCAACCTTGATAATTATCAAATGTACCAGCTAATGTTAAAGAGCTGCTTACATTTCCAGTTCCATCAATTGAGAAACTACCAGTTACATCATTAGTAAATGTTACTGTTCTTGCTGTTGCCCATTTAGTTGCTGTATCTGCATTACCTGTAAGGTCTGCAATTAAAGAACCTTTTGTAACAGATACGTTTCCTGTACTATCACCATCTGCAGTTGTAGTACCTAAACTAAACTTATCTTCACTTTCATCCCATATAAATACAGCATTATTACCTGTAGAACCTCTTTCAAATATAATTCCTACATCATTAGTATTACCAGCAGTAAGACCATCTTGTAAAACTATAAGAGCATCTGATACTTTAAGATTAGTTGTGTCTACAGTAGTTGTAGTTCCTGATACAGTTAAATTTCCTGTTACTGTTAAATTTCCTCCCAGCTCTGTATTTCCGCTAATATTTGCAGTACCATTAACATCTAAGTTATGTGTAGGTATAGAAGTTGCACTTGCTGGATTAATTACTATAGCACCACTAAATGAGTTATTAGCACCAATAGACATCATGTTAACAGCAGTACCATAAGCACCACTACCATTACCTTTATTTACAGAAAAAGATAATGCAGATTCTTGATCACTTGCATCAATTACTCTAGAATAAATACCACCGTAGCTAAGATCTGCTGTGTTAGGAGTACCCATTGCATTTCTACCTCTAAACTCAACAACACCAAGTGTGTCATTATCTACAGGAGCTCCTGCATTTCTGTATAATACTAAGTCAGGAGCAGAAGCACTAGATGTATCTCTACCTTCTAATAAAATATTTTCTGCAGTAGAAGCAGAAATAGATTTAATAACTGGTGCATCTGTACCAGAAGCTGTACCAACAGTAAGTTGACTTTGAATAGATACGTCATTTGGTAATCCTACTGTTATAGTATCACCTGATACGCTTGTCTCAATCTCATTTGATGTTCCTGATATAGTAAGTGTATCCGTTCCTAGAACTACACCATTATCAGTTCCTGAGTCAGCTGCAATATCTAATGTTGTAGATACTGATGCGGTTCCTGCTGCAGTTAATCTACCTTGCTGATCTACAGTAAATGTAGGAATAGAAGTAGCACTACCATATGAACCAGGTGTTACAGCTGTGTCATCAAGATCTACACTTATACTTTGACCACTTGCTGTAGTTGTAATTCCTGTATCACCACTTATTGTTAATGATTGTGAATCTAAATCAACTGCGCCTGTACCACTATCACCAGCAATATCTAAATCTTGTGCTGTAACTTGTGAATCTACATAAGCTTTAATACTTTGTTGTGTTGCTAAATGAGTGGCAGAATCAGAAGCCATGTTGTCTTCATCCTTAATTGCTGTACCACTTATTCCTGAAGCATTTATTATTAATCCTCCTGTACCAGCATCATTTATAATAGAGTTTGAACCATCATGACTTATTCTCAAATCATTACCTGAACCAAAGTTCATGACAACGTTATCTGGTATTCTTATTTGTGGTGAACTATAACCACCATCAAATCTTAAATATTCTGCTGTTCCACCTGAACCATTATCACTATAGAAAATAATATCTCCATCATCAGCACTGTTCGTAATATTTATATCATCTGCAGTTTTATTTTCAATATAAATACCACCTTTACTTTCTATGTTAAAATCAGTAGCTCCGTTTTTTATATATGATGCAGTACCTTCGTGATATATTTCAAGATCAAGGCTATTAGCGTTTGCAGAATTTCCAAATGTTAAACGTGAGTTATCAGGAAATCTTGTATATACATCAGGATTACCTGTGTTAGCCATTGAGGTATCTAATTGAAAATAAGTAGTTGAGCTTGAATCACCGTCTCCATTATCACCTTGGAATATTAAATCTCTACTATCTTTAGTTCTTATAATTATATTACCAGCACCACTAGTTGTTCCACCTTCAATATAACTGTTACTACCATCGTGGTATATTTGTAAATCACTACCTGCACCAAATTTAGCTTTACTTGAGTCAGAAAAAGTAATATCATCATTAGCACCTACTGCTATATCTGTACCGCCTGTTGTATTTCCTACTGTAAGTATTTCAGCTAAAGTATCTACTGTATCTACTTGTGCATCTACGTATGCTTTAATTTGTGCTTGTGTAGCTAGTCCTGCACCATTATTTGATACAGCACCTGTAACAATACTAAATACAGCATCCCCTTCAGTACCACTTGATACTGTAAGTTGATCTGTTGTATTTGAACTAACGCTTGTAATATCACCTGGAGCTAATGCTTTCCAATAAGCTGCATCATAAGCACCAGTTGCTTTAGTATATACAAATACACTTTTAGATGTACCTGTGTTAAAATATATTTGTCCTAATACCGGACTTGTAGGTGCAGTACCTAAAGCATGAACTACTGCATTCTGTAATTCATTTTGTTCAAGACTTATATTAGATAAATGTTTTATAGCCATAACTGTTTAATTTTAATTTAAGTAAGCTTTACCGCTGAATGATGCTTCAAATGTTATGGTTACTTGATTAGGACTGTCATATGTTACAGTTCCTACTACAACAGAATTTCCTGAGTCAACAACTGTTACTGATGGAAATTTTCCTAGACCATGTACTATTACCCATGTACTAGATGCAGTATCCTGTCTATGTACATAAGTATCAGCATCATTAGCTGCATTAACTATAGTTTGTAAATTAACTACACAGTTGGTTTCTGTTGGTAGTGGATCAGTACAAGGTTCGTCTTTAACAGACACAACTTCAAAAGGAGCAATAAACTTACCTTCTTCATTTGTAGGATAAGCTTCTTGTTGTCTCCATTTACTATTCCAATCACAAATCTCTTTTTGAATTATAGTTTTGTCTAAATCATCTAGACAACAAGGTGTAATTCCAAACCTTCTAGACATAAAAGTTTGATATGCTTGTTTAGCAAACTTTTGATTCTTTTCTATAATTTCAACTTCAGAGTACATTTTGTTTTTGTAATTTGTTGTTGTATTCAGTTAAACATGATTTACACACTGTGCTTCCGTCTTGAGCATATGCTTTTTGACATCCACATGATATTGGTTTATTACAATTTTTACAATTCATTTTTTAACATATTTTGCTAAGTAGCTTTTCCGCATAGGTATATAATTCCATCCCTTTATTTGGATTAGAACAATATTCTACTTCTGCTACTGCAGCATCAATAAGAGTTTTTATAAAATTCATTTCTCTAAGTAAATCTTCTCTTTCACTACTTGGTTCACAGGGTTTTACATCTATGTCACATAGTTTATTATAATAATTTGTTAGAAGATTTGTAATTCTTAAATGGTTGTATTCAACATAAACTTTGTCATTAGGAGATACACTATATCTAATAACGTATACACCATCTGGTAATTTCATACGTTTAGTACCACAATCTACTTTTTGTAAAGCTAATACACAAGCGTTTAGACACAAGTCAAACTCATGATCAGTTTTTACAAGAACTGGTGCTGTAAAACCAGGCATTGTAATAAGTAACTCACTACAGTCTACTGCTAATTTTTTAGTATACTGACTAGTATCTTTTACACATAAGACTTCACAATTGCTTACGGTAGGTATTTCTAAACTTAGAATATGTTTTTCTGCCATTGTATTTGTATTTAGTCCGGAATAACTACACTACAGTAATAATATACAAAATTAATCATACAATATAAAATAAAAAAGACAGGACTTTTAGGTCCTGCCTTTCTTAAAAAGTTACTATATCTAGTTAAAATATAGATTAAGCGTCTGAAGAATCAATCTTCACCATGTTTTTCACATCATTAGCTAAAGCTTCAACTCTAGTTAATAGAGCATCCATTTTACTTACTAAATCAGAATCTGAACACTTAACCCAGATCTCATATAGATATTGATCATTGTCAAAAGTTCCTGTAGGATTATTGAATCTTGGAACTGAGTGCTGAATGTAATAAGCTTTATATGTAGCAGCTCTATCTACAGCAGCTAGAATTTTGTCAGATCCTTCAATCTCTCTAATTCTTGCACTGTCAGATGCACCAACACTAAATGGGTTTTGAGCATAAGCTTCAGATAATAATACTTTTCTAAGTACTGTTTCACCCACTGTTTGTTTCATAGTTCCTGGAGTCTTAGCTGATGTACCACAAGAGTCACATGGATCTCCTGATTCATCTACCCAAGATAATTCAATAGAAATAGGTTCTTTACCATAGTGATCTCTAGGATCAAAAGAACAATTTCCAAATGTAGTATCTACATAAGCTCCTTCAATTTTTAAAGTAGCTGATATATTAGCACTTACTGGATCTGTACTTGCAGTATAGTTACCAGAACCTGCTTCACCTAAAGTTTGAGCAATAGTTTTAGTAGCATTACTACCGTTTGTATTGATCACAATACCTCCACCGCTTGCTTCTTGAACGAAGTCTTTTACGTGAGGGTCTGCTAATATCATTTTACCAATTGTAGCAAGTGCAACAGCTGGATCAACATAAGATTGACCATCTGCACAACATACACTACCTGAATCTCCAATAACGTAAATATTGTGATTTAAGAATCTCAATGCTGCAGATCCTTTTACATCCAATCTTACATATTGAGTTTTTCCACAAGGAGCACAATCTTTGCCAATTGATACTTCTGCAGTTGGTGCAGCAGCATTGACACATGCGCTTTTCCAAAGACCGGTAATATACTTTGGATTAATTCCTTTAGACTTAACAGATTCAGAGTAACCTCCATGTCCTGGATTGTTACCAACAGAATCATTAGTTAAGTAACTTCCTTGAACTAGGTATAATAGACCGTTGTTACCCAGCGTACCATTTGCAGTTGCAATTGATTGCCAGTCACTACTATCTACTAAGGCCATAGTTCCTGCTGCTAAAGCTGAAGTCGCTGTATTAGCGGTTGCATCAACTTCAGAAACAACAAAGCTTTTACAAAAAGCGTGATTAAAATAAGCCATAATTTCTGTTTTTAAAGTTTATAAATAAATTAAATATACGTACCATATAGGTACATTAATAATATACAAAATATTTGTTTAATAACAAACAAATAATTAATTAGAACGTTCAGCAGATTGCATGCCTCTTTGCATTTGAGCTATGTTTTCAATATCTCCTGCAATAACACTAGCTGCTTCGTCTATAATTAACTCTACAATATCATCTCTAAACTCAGATTCTACATCAACTGTAGTAGTACTACCATCTTCTGGATTTACACATCCTGGTATTTGTATACTAACTGGTTTTCTGTAGTATGTAAGCCTAGGTCTAGTTATTGCAAAGTCTTCCCCTCTATATATCCTGATGCTGTTTCCTATTATTGTAGCAATAGTTTCAGCCCATTCAAAGTCAGGTTTCTTTAAAGGATCTCTAAGTATCAAATCAATGTTGGCTTCTTCTACAAGATATACTGTCATAGAATATGGTTCTTTACAGCAATCTCCTTTTGCTTTTGCACTTATCCTTTTATATTCAAAATAATTTTCTGGTATACTGTTGCTTTCAAAATAACTGTCATTTTGTGAGCCAGTTAAATTTGCTTCAGTAAGCAATATACTAAGATCATCTATACGTCTTTGAGAACCTTCATCTCCTTCTTTATACTGATTCATACCGTGCAGTTGTCTTCTACACCACTGTAATTGAGCTTTATTAAATGCTTCAATTATTTGCCAGCATTCAAGATTATCAAAATCATTACTAGACAATTTATTTAATCTTTGTCTTAATTTTATTTGTATGAGATCATTAGTCATTTTTTATATTTTTTAAGATTTCCAGTACGGTTCTACTTTTTCTAATAGGCTTTCTAGCACTTCTTCATGCTCTGGATTCTTTAAAAATGCCACACATTCATCTGGTCTTTTGCCAAGTTTGACACCACTATCTAAAGTTTCAATCCAACCACTAGATTTAGTAGTAATATATTTATAAAATAAAGCATCTTTTACAAGTGCTCTAATTTTAAGATCTTCCATCTTAGATCTTGCTGCATCTATAAATGTTGAAATAGCTCTTTTCTTATTTGATTCAGAACCTTCACCACTTATATACACATCCATATTTTCATATACAACATCATTTGGTATGCTTTCAGTGTACTGAGTACTATCTATATCTACCACTTTTGCTACATACCTTAGTTTTGTTGGATTTTTGTCATACATTTTCTGTAGTTCTACAATAGCTCTGTTTCTTAGTTTACTTAATTCAGTTCTTGTTGAAACAGTTTCTTCTACAGTATCTAAATAAAATTTACAGTCACCTGATTTTAATTTAGCTTCCTTTAATGATGGAGCAACTATAGAAAAGCCTCCTGCCTTTATTGCATATAATTTAATTAAATCATATGGATCACTATCAGGATCTAAATATACAGGATCATTGCCACATCTTAGGCTTATTCTAGACCAGAAATCATCATTGTCTGGTTTTAACAAAGTTAGTTTATTCCAAAACTCTTTGTCTTCTGGATCTACAATATTTGCTGCTAAGTCTTTTTCTAACTGAGAAACAACAGATCTAATTTCTTTTATCTTTTGTTCTTTCTCTGCTACAGCTAGTTTTTTAACTTCTGGTGCAAATTCATTAAGACCAGTTACATATCTCTTAACACCGTTTCTTTCTAAACATGCTAAGTTTTCTTCATGCCAGACACCGTCATGCAGGGCCATGCCATAATTTTCTAATCCCATATTACTTCTAGTAGGATTAAAGTAAGGACGTATAGCAATACTACTACCTTGTTTAGTTTGCTGATACTTTTCTACAATAGTATATTCACTCATTTTGATTGGTTTTTAAAATTAATATTAAACTCAAAAGTACATAATTATGTACAATTATAAAATATCTAATGCTGAGCATAAGCCCAGCACAAGTTTTTTGAGTTATGCAGTTACTATTTTTACTGCTCCTGCTGTATGATAAATATCACCATTAACTAAACCAGCCGTTTTTGCTGCTGCATTGTCTGCGTGATTTCTTGCTAGAAGTGCCGCATTACTAACCTTAGCTATAGGACCAACTACTTTGTTGACCTCATCAATAACTGTGTTAACATGCGCCATTCTTGCTAAACCATGTTCAGCTCTTGGTGCTTTATCTAAAACAGAATCATCTTTTACTTGTTTTATTTTACTTAATGCCATGATATAATCTTTTTTACAGGTTAAACAAAAAAAAGGAGGAGGGTTTAAGCTCCTCCCTTCTTATTAATATTAGAATGATCCTCCTGTAATTGGATTTCTCATTACAATTTTTAGAACTTTACTTGGATCTTTCACCCAGATAGCTGGCATAGTTTGAGTCATCATAACTCTATAACCATTAAAGTTACCAGTTGAAGCAAATCCTTGGCTTCTACCCATGTAGTCCATAGTACCATTTTGGTAGAACCACTTAAGTTGATTATCCCAAGATAACTTCAATAAGTGAATGTTATCATTTCCGTTCTCTGTTACATCAAAAATAATGAAGCTGTAAGAACTTAACGGTCTTCCGTCAATTAATGGGTTCTCAACATCATTAGTATGTAAGTTATCAAATGCTGGGTTAAGTACAAATTTAACGTTAGCTAAGAATGGAATAGTAAAGCTTGTGTAAGCAAAACCAAAGTCTAGATCCATTCCAGATCCTGTTACTGCTCCAATGTCAGAAGCATTTTGTACTAGACCAGAACCATATACTTCATCAGCAATAGCTTTGTTGATCATCTGCATACCACCGATACCTGTTTGTACAACAAGTGCTCTTTGTGGATCTGGACCTTTGAACTCAACTTTTCCTTGATAGAAGTTATATAATTCAGACTTGAACATATCAAGAGTGAAAGAAGATTTGTTGTATACTCTCTTAAATGAGTTATCCAACTGTGACCAAAGACCAACAGATAATCTAATATCATCTGGACCGTCTTGCTTGATTCTACCACCTTTCCCCCACATTAGGTAAGTCTCAATGTCATTTGCAATCTTGCTTAAGTGTGCAGCTTCAAGATTTGTAATGAAAGTTCTTGAAAGTTTTCCGCTTTCAAAAGCTTCTCTTGCACCTGCTTTACCCATGCTTGCAACTAACTCTTCAATAGAGCTAACTGACATGTTATCACCTGCACCAAAATTTCTCCAAATTTCAGTTACAGGAACTGTTCCGTCTGCGTTCAATCCTCCTTTGATCATTAAATCTGCTCTAGAAGAAATTGAATAATGTACGTGAGCTTCAGCTCCTCCTACAAAGTTGTAGAATTCTCTGAACCCAGAACCAGTTTCAATATCACTGAATCTTTCACCATACTCACCTCTAGCAGAACCTTTTCTGAAGAATTTAGTTCCTTTAGCTAAGTATTTGTTATCAAGAAATGCAGCGTTATTATTGTTAACTAGCTGTACTGTATAAATGAAACCATCACCAGCAGGAATAATATCATCAGCTGTGATGTAAAGTTCTACCCCGTTGTACTTATCATAAGTGATAATATCACCATGACCAAATGCACGCTTGGATAATTTAATTTTAAAGGTGGTTCCATCAACACCTTTAGTTGAATTTGAAGACTCAACATCTGCCGTTACAAACGGTAAATCTTGAGCTACTGGAGTTTGCCATTTGTACTCACCTCTAGCGTTGTCTACAAGAATTGTATTCTTTCCACCAAACGAAGCCATTTGATATAAAGGCATTTCAACTTTTTGAGTCATTGCCCATAAATCAACTGGACCTAAATCCTGAGGTTCTGCTGAACCTAGCATTGCTGTCAAGTGATAAGAATCAATATGAGAACTTGCTTTGTAGCTTGTATCTCTTAGGAAAATTCCATTGTTTAAAACTGGAGTTGCCATAATTGATTGATTGTTTTAAATGTTAATAATTAATTAAAGTATATAAATAAAATTTTTAAAATCTTTTAAATATGTTTTGTTTTCTTTGTAACCTTTTGCCAGACTTCTTAACTGTTGAATCTTCTTTTTGATCAACTCCTAAAGAACTACCGCCACTGTTTACTTGTTCTGTTTTCAGTTTTCTAACTGTTTTTTCAATTGTTTTCTGAGCTCCTTTCTCCATTATCTTAGATTTGTAACCATCTGGGTCTTGTAATAACCACAGTGCTTCAGATATAAGAGCATAATTAGGCTCAACAAATTGATATTTTTCAAGTAAGTGTCCTAACAAATTTGTGTTTCGTCCACTTACAGAAGGATAATTAGGTTGTACAAGTCCATTATATAACATTGCTTGTGTCTTTTTATCTATTTTGATTTCATTTAACTCACCTTCTTTAAGTGTGTCATAGACATTTTGCATGTAATCTTTAGATGCTTGTTCTTGTTGTTTCTTTTTCATATCCTGCTCTTGCAGTTTTTTTGCAACAACTTTTTCTTGCATCTTTTGTAATTTAGGTTGAAACTTAAGAGCTTGTTGCTCAAGCTTTCCTAAATCTTTCCAGACTTCTATTTCCTCTGCTATCTCTTCTGCTGTACCATATCCGGTTGCAGAAAGGTATTCTTGGATAACTCTCTCTTGGCCTCTTTCACTTTTAACATCAATTGTACTAGTCTCTTCAACTTGTGCTAATGTTTGAAATAAACCTTTAAGATCCTTGCCACCGTCAAATACATACCTTGCAGCAATCTTTAGTTCATCAGGCAAACTTTCAAAGAACTTAGCGGGAGTTTCATTTCTAACTTGATTAGCCTTTTCTTCCAAGTTAGCATCAATTAGCTCCTCCCAATCTTTTGCTGAATAATCAGCTAGAGGTTTATCATCATCAAAAGGAACAATCTTTTCAGATTTAATTAGCTTGTCAAATACATCAGCTATTCCTTCTATTTTCTTTCTGCCTCTTTTCTCTTTTGGTTGATCTTCTTCTTCTTCATCCAAAGAGTTTAGAACATCTTCAACAGATTCAGTTTCTTCTTTCTTTACTTCTTTCTCCTCTTCTTTAGCTTCAACTTCCTCTTCTTTCTGTTCTTCTTGAACCTTTTCTTCCTTAGGTTCTTCTTTCTTAGGTTCTGTAAAATTCATATCTACAGGATCCCTTTTTGAGAAAATATTTTTACTTTTTTTCTCTTCAACATCTGGAGTTACAATTGCGTCAGCATCTGGTGCTGCAGCAAATAATTCATCAATGTTAATATCTACTTGTTCTACAGTAGTTTCCTGGTTTTTTTCTGTTTGTGCCATAATACAGTTGGTTTAAAATTAATAATATTATCATGTACATATACAATATAAGAATTAAAAATGACATGTAAACTTATAAAATTTGATTATTTTTTATTTTTTCAGCAATATATAGCTAATACTAAAAAATCTTTTTATAAATTAATTTTTGTCATCATATTTATTCTTATTCTCTTTTGCAATTTGTAAGTTTTTGCTAGCAATTTCACGTTGTGTAGCTAGCTTTTCTCTATCAACTTGTAGCTTTGCTTGAGCATTAGCATTCTTAATAGCGTTTTGTTCACGCTTCATGTTCATCTGCTCTCTATATTGAGAAGTTTTTCTGATATCATCCATAGCTTCTTTGTAATCAGATACTTCATTTTTATTGACATCCATCATTGAACCATATCCTGCAGCTCTAATTTCAGCAACAGTTATATCTTTTTGTCTTTCTTTATCTGACTCATTAGCTTGGAATTCTAATTTTAACTGGTTTTCTTTTGCAGCTGCTTCTAATTGTTGTTCTTGCATCTGACGTTGTTGTTGCATTTCTTGCTGTCTCATTTGCTCAGTTTTAATTTCTGAATCTCTTAAGATGTCAGTTACTTCAGCAATTGAATCAGCTTTAAGAATATTTCCTAAATCATATATGCTTGCACCTGTTGTATTATTTGTAAGTGCCATTTGTTTTAATTGATCTAGTACTTGTCTGTGATTTGTTCTAGTTGTGGCAAAAATATTAAAGTCTCTCATTAACAGTTGAGTACCATTAATAACAAAATTAACTTTTTCTGCATTGGTAGAAATATACTGTAACCTCACACTTGGAGTGTTACTATAGTAATACTGTGCTAAGTCAGTTCTCATTTTGTGTACTCTTGGCATAAGATTATCTGAATGATTAATGAAATAAGTTTCAGTTTGAGAATATGACTGCTGTAAAGCTTGAGTAACTCCAGTTGCAGTTTGCTGTGCAACAGGGCCTCCAAGTCTTTGTGGGTTAATTCCTATAGATTCAAATGCTTGTGATTTAAAATAATTAGCAAGTTGTATCCTTGACATCAATCTATTAGTTTGCTCCATGTTTAGAGTTTGATAATGATTGAAGTTAGTTGCATTTTCTGTATTAGTGATTGATGTATCAAGTGGTAGCATCTGAAAATCTTTCATTGCCACAAATGCTTTTGCATAATTATTTTTACCCCAATCTTCACCCATACCATGACGCGGTAAAGCATTTTGGTCAAACATAATTATAGTACCTAGTTCATCAACTAGAATATCAGCAATCTGGTTATTAACCATATTGTAACCTACTTGATATGCTTTCATTAAATCTACTAAGGATGTAGATCTTGTATTTCTATCAGAAAATACTCTACCTTCTATTGGTAGTTTACAACCATATAAAGTTTTATCTCCTTTAAATTGGAATGGTAATTTGCCTGGTTTCTTTTTATCAATACCTAAATATATAGGATCAACATTATTACCCATCTCAGAACGCCAACCTGTAGGAGAATTAGGACCAATCTTCACGCCGCCCCAAACTTCATTAATCCAAATCCAATCTATATGCTCACCTTCTGCTAAATTTTCTTTTGATTTATTTTTAATAAGACTTGTATCATATATAGGTTTTTTTGTAACCTTAAATGTTTCATCAATAATTTCTTGCATTACTTGACCGTCTTCTTTAATACAGGTAAGATGTCCAACCTTCCTTTGCGTTTTCCAGTAGACCGTGGTTACACGCATTAGATCACCCTCTCCCCATTGCATGACATCCTCTCCTTCATTAAGAATTGCACTAACTATATCCCCACCCCTGGCTGGATCATCTGACCAGTTACTTATATATTGTCTATAACTTAAGCTTGGACTATTTGTATTCCAAGCATGTGATCTAGTTGCATCATAATATGCACCATCATTTTGATAGCCATTTAATTGATACATAGATGATCTTGCTGGATGGATTTTATTGAGAGACTTGAGTTGTTTCTCATTCATTAGATATCCATACTTATCTATAACATCTGCAACAGTCATTAAATCCATTTTGCCACAGTAATTAGAATCTGATATATATCTTACATCTGGAGACTTTTGATAAAAAGTTAATACTGGATTCCATAATTCAACATCATAATCATCCTCCATCATTCTAAAATGCCAAAACTCTCTATCAGTTATTAGCATATCACGGAACGCTCTTTCTTCTAGTTCTTGTATTTTAAATCTTTCTACATCTACATTCATTTGATGAGTTGCCCATTCTTCTACCATACTTCTATAACTTTTTGTAAAGTAATCTTCTATTTCAGGTAAAGATTTAAGCTTATTTGGATTCATCATTTCCTTTGCCTCTTCTGACTCAGGATTTAAACCCATCTCTAACATTTTCAATAATTGCTTTTGGGAGGCTTCTGCAAGTAAAGCTTGTTCTACTTGTGATCTTTTATCTTCAAGCATTTCATTGTAAGATGTATCATCAACAGCTCTGAATTGAACTTTAGAAAATCTTTTTGAAAACTCACCACTTAAAACATTAATTACATTTGGTATTATAGGATAGAATTTAAGTTCTAATGCTGACTCATCTTCTTTTGTTAAAACATCTAATAACTCTTTGTGGTCATTATCTTCTTCAACAATGTAATCTTTTTTATCAATAATACCTTTTGCTAGTTTATAATTCTTAAGAAGTTTTCTTGCATTTCTACGCAGGAATTCCATGCCTTGTAATTCTAGCCAATCTAGATTCCAAGCAGACCAATCATCATTCTTTTTATTAGCAGGTAAAAACTGAATTGGCTGTGTAAGAGATGAGGATACATGTCCTCCTTCTTTTTTGGCCCCTGCCTTGAGTTGCATTGCATTAAATACTCTCATGCTATCTTATATTTTTAAATCCGGATCTTTTTCTGGTTCTTCCTATGCCTTTATTACGTCCTATATTTCTGAACGCACTATACTTTAATTTATACAAATTTTCTTGATTATCCAAGGATTTTGATGTTGATTCACGCCTTTTAAGGTATCCTCTGTTAGATTGTTGGACTTTTGCAAAAGCAATCAATGCTGAGAAGGCAACAAGTCTATCTACGTTTAAACCAGGATAATAAGCAATCATCTCTTTTAATAGCATAGGGTCAGGTATTCTTTCTATACCTAATGTTTGACTTATCACTGCTCCATTTATATCAGTCTCTTCATCTATCTGTTCTCTTAAAAATTCTATAGCATATGATATCAAATGATTCTTAAATAATGTACCTGTATTTTTCCAACCATATTCTTGATATACTGTTCTGTTAGAGCCAATATCTTTTAAAAATAAAATTTGTGCTTTAGGTACTAAATATTTTTGTTTTCTTTTTGCTATCATATGCTGAATAAACAAGGATATGTTATTCTCAACAACTGTCCAAGCATTATACCATTCTATAATTTTTTCTAATTGTTCATGAGTTTTATTGATATCATTATATCTACCGCACCATGCAGCAACTATTTTATCTTTTTCTATTATTGTTTCAATACCATCAGGAGTTTCTCTTCTTATTTCAATAGGATTCTTATAAACAAAAATACTACAAAGTGAGTCAGACGTTGTTGTCTTACCTTCTGACACAGGGTCAATAGATGCATAATATGCACCAAACTCTGGATTTTTTACAGGTCTCTCCCATACTACTAGTACACCTTCTTTATTACTTTGTTTCTTATCAACTGGAAATTTACTGATAGGTAGTCTATTACTTCTCTTAGCAGTTATACCATCTTGATCTCTTTCTAGTTCTATATGTTCATAACTGTATTCTTTGTCACTTATCATCTTAAGTTGCTTCTGTAAAATACCTTGTGGAAATATAGATTGTTTTCTGTAAGCAAAAGCTTCAGCAATATTCATAGGTTTCTGAGATATTCTTAACTGAAATTGTTCTGGTGTAAGTTCACTCTTCCATTTTTTTCTTTCTAAAATAATAGATTCTAATGCTTCTTCTATTTTACTATTTCCAAAATTATCAATATAAGGAGGCATTGACCACTGTTCTGGTATAAATAGTCCAGCAAGTCCAGTTGTGCCGTCAGCGTCCATTAAATCAGTTTCTACGGCATATATATCATTGACTGTAGGATTAAGAATCATCTCTTTTAGGGGATTGCACTGTTCAAGGTCTCCAACTGATCCAGCAGCTATAAACATACCTGTTGTCATCATACCAGAAGACATAGCAGGTCTAAGGTATTCATACGTATCCATCATCTTAGGTGCAATACCTGCTTCTTCATGAAAGAAATAAGTTGTAGGTCCACCAACACCAGTTGTTGCATTCTTTTCAAAAGACGCACCTTGTATCTTAGATTTTAAACCACGTGCAGTTTTTCTATTATTAACACGTACTTCAATCTTTTGTTCCCATAATAAAACTTTCTCAGGAGTTGACGGTCTATACCATGCTGTATGCTCATTTAAAAAAGTCTTATATTCATCTAAAAACTTCCATGAGCCTTTATCATTTATGTAATCTTTGAGTGATGCACCTATCTTACATACTGATCCTTCTTCAAACCAATATGTATTGATAATCTTACCCATGTGAAAATATGATGAGGCTATCTGACGTTTTTTAAGAATTGCACAATGCTTGTTATTTAATTCAGCTAGTATTTCATAGAGAGCCATATGATATTGGGCATCTCTAACTTTGGCAAAACCATACTTCTTTTCTTCTTTGTCATAAATTGGTAAGAAGTTTAACCACATGTAATAATCTCTAGTAATAAACCATGTATTACCTTTAGTAGTATATATTACACCAGTTCTACACTTATTTTTTTGATCATCCCAGTAAGACATAAAGTCTTTTGATCTAAAGGGTGCACCGCAATAAAAACCCTGTGTATTAAATTTTCGTGCTTCAGCATTAAATAAGAAAGATGTTTCATCAAAGTTATATTTACCAGGTTCTTTAAAAATAGATAATACAAATTTTGCTAAGTCTTCATCAGACTTAAACTCAGTTGTGGTCCATTCACCATCTAAATATGTTGGAATAACTTTACTCATTTACTATAACAGCAAAGATATCACCTGCTGCTATTAGTAGATGGTCTTCACCCATGTGTTTCATTACAGTTGGTGTAGCATAATCAGCGTATTGAACTAAGTCTCCTACGTTTATTGTTTTTTCTACATCAGGTCCAACACCAACTACATGACCTTTGTAGTCTTCTTCTTTTGCTGCATCAGGAATTATAATCTTTGTTCCTGGAAAAAACTCATCTGCTTTTTTCTTTTTTATAAGTACTCTATTACCTACTGGTATAACTTTGGTTTTCATAATTTATAATTTAAATTTACATTTGATCATAAGCAAGGCCTTGACCACCACGGACAGAACTTTCCTGCTCAGATTTCATATCAGTAAATGCACCCTTGTATGACTGTCTTATTTGTTCAAACTTAGCAGCTGCATTTACCATAGAGTTTATATTACCATCTCTACCATGCTCAATCTGTGTAGTCTCCATGTACTTAGCAAGTCTATCTAACATAGATTTTATACCAACATAAGCTCTATAGGTAGGTGTTTCATATAATTTTTTACACATGTCAAGAGAATATCTTATTTTAGAATCTTCTGTTGACTCTTCTAATTCAATTTCTTCTATTATTATATCTTCTTTTTCATGCTCTGGTAAGTTAAAAAAAGGATTTAGATCTGGATTAGGGCAAGCCATATAAAATAAATACTGATAAACTTGCATATATGTATCAGGATAATCTTCCATAATATCCTTTAAAAACTTTAAAGTATAGCAATGTTCAGTTGGTACTGCTTTGCCATTTTGTATATCAAATAATCTAACAATCATAATATAAACTTAGTGAAATATCTACAATACCAAGATAAAGAACATGTTCTACTTTACATTCTTCTTGGTCTACATAAGATCTATAACCGAATATAAATCCTGGCACCATGCCTAAATGAATCTCCCATCTTTCTAGCATATTCCTATGGTTCTGGTACTTGCTCTATACATTGAGTAACACTTAAAACATAACTATTTGTAACTCTTATAAAATCTGTTGGAACACTTACTGACTGCGGACCTATTCCATAATAACCATCTGGTAAAGTAAGAGTACAACCACTATTTGAGTATACTCTGTTTCCAACAACAGGTAAAGAACCACTACCATTGTGATAATATGTTTGATTTAATGTACCTTGACATGCCCCATTAAAGTTTGTGATAGCAGTAGATTTATAAGCTGTACAAGTACCAGCAGTACCAGTACCACTACCAGAATATCCTCCCCCTGTATCATTATTTCCAATTGTTCCACCTGAACCATCTATTACAACAAAATAAGCATCATTATTCATAATTGATAATAAAGCATTATAATCACTTTTAACAGTAATAGGTCCAAAAAAGGAATAAAAGTTTAATACAAAAATATCTTTTTTAAACTCTCTATCTCTAACATCAAAGTATCTACCTACAAATGATATTAATTCTGAATGTATAGTACACTTTCTTGTTTTAGTTTTAAATTTATCTTTATTATCTCTGTATACAAATACTTGATCAAGTTCTACTTTAGCCATTATCTATTTTCTTTTATCCACTTTATAAGCTGAATTACTTCATCTTTTAAATATGGTAGGTTATACATCTTTATATCTTCTATTACAGGCTCTCCATCAATATGCTCATTGATAGGATAACCATTTTTATCAATTCCAACTTGTTTAAATTTAACATGTTGAATTTTAAGATTACCAACTCTTAGTTTAGGGTTGTGCTTTTTAATAATATACGCATAAATACTCAATTGTAAGTTATAATGATTTAAATTACAATCATCTAAATGACTTACAGGATTGTACATTTTGCTTGTAATACCCTCCCAATTAGTAAATCCTTTCTCTTTTATTTCTTTATTGGTCTTGTAATCTGTTATATTAATATATCCATTTACAATTTCTACTAAGTCTGCTTGACCACATAGACCTGCTGACTTTAAATATACTAATAATTCAGGATAAATACCATTAACTAGCTTTTGATCTGGTGCAAGCTTGCCTCCTTTATCATCAAACTCTGGTCTAAATATAGGTAAAGTACAACCATATCTAGTTATTGTATCACATTCAATAATATCAGCTTCTCTTTGATTATGATAAAAATTACCTAGTTTTATTGCTCTATCAGTTTCATTTTTCCAAGCTTGTAGTATTTCTTTTTCTGTCATACCATACCACTTAGAACGTTTATTCTTAGAAGACTTCTTAGCTTGTGCTTTTGCATCAAACTTAGGTTTGAACATGCCCACTAATCCAGTAACACTTAACCAATTTATTTTATCTTGATCAATGCTCTGATAACTATGTCCTTCTTCTTTAAATACTATTGCCATATTACAAACTTATTGTGGTGTACCACATACCATTTTTATTATTATTCTCAAATGTAGTGGTTTCTTCTTTGTATATATAATTAAATTTCATCTTTAAACAAATTATTTTCTTCTGTTTCTGTTAATAATGCCTCCCATTTACCCGCAGGACAATCAGATGATAAAGATCTACTTTTCAACTGCATTGAACAACCACATAAACTACAACATGGTTGTGTTCCTGGAGCTAAACAATTACTACCTTTAGTATCAAACTCTTTACATTTTTTGCAAATGTCAAGTCTTGAATTAGCAATAACTTCTACATATTCTTTTTTAAATAAATTATTTTTAACTCCATCATATATCTCATTGATGTTTTTTAAAGCTTGAAAATATTTACTTATTGGCATTTTTATTTTTTTTAAATTCTTTCTTTTTCTCTATATTCTCATTAACAATTTTAAGAGCAGACTCCATCTCCTCTAGCTTTTTATTTATTGCGTATGTCTTTTCATATCCTTTATAAGTTCTTTTTTTTAAATTACCTAAAATGCTTTTATTCTTTTTAATAGCTGTTTCTAGTTTTCTTTTTCTAATAAAAAAAGTACCAAGCCCATCTACCATCACTCTAGGATATTCTAAGGTTGACAAAGATTTTCTAAGCTTTGAATAATAAAAAGTTATAAAATCATCTACAACTTTTGGATGAACTCCTACTTCTTCAGCAATCTCATCCTTAAAATTTTTATGACTCTTTGGATTCACGCCCTAAAATTTTGTAATCTAGCAAAACTATTCCTTCAACTTGGACATTCATGTCACTATTTAACTTAATTGTCTTTTTATTAACTCCATTTTTTACAATTAATCCTTTTTTCTCTGCCTTAGTTACAGCATTTCTAGCAGATTGATTGCTTTTGAAAATATTATTTTCTGTTAAGTATATACAAAATTTAGTCAACTCTACTCCTGATTGTTTTGCTAACTCAGAAAGAAGCTTACTATCTGTATGACTAATCAGAATGTTATTAAAAAAACAATAAGTTACTATTTGAAACTTTATAGAATCATCCAGACTTATCTGTTTCTTAAAATCTACTTTATTTACTAATGCCATATTATAAACTCAAAATAATATCTACAAGTCTCTCATCTGGATAACAATCAGTCTTATCTCTTCTTACATTAGTATGAGTTAATAAACCTTTTACTTTACCATAAAAAGCATCTTCTTGAAAATCAAATGCTTTTGCTGGACCATATTTTTGTATCCATTGTTTTAAACCTATTCTTACATCTATTTGATCTCTTTCACCAATATACTTAATCCACTTTGCTGTTTCTTCTATTTGTTTATCAGTATATGCATGAAATTCTGTATAACCTCTAAAAGGTTCTTTAAGTTTATAAATTTGATCTTCTTTAACTGATGTATTAACGTAAGTCTTACCATCTTTCAGTTGACCAAATGCACAAAGTTCAATACCTGTAGAGTGTCTATTCATATGACCGCTTCCTGTTTTACCTAAATGCCAACCATATCCTCCTTCAGGAAAAGCCTGCACCATAGTACCATCATGTATATCACTACCTGTTTGTGAACATTTACCACCTAACACAAACTCAGTAGCTACTCTACCTCTATCATCTCTACCCCAGTAATCAATTACTTTAAATGGGTTATGTCTTCCTGCTGTATGATGTAAAAATGCATACTCATTAGGAATAGGTCCATCTAAATATTCTCCTTTAGGTAAATAGTATCTATGTATAGTTTGTCCGTACTTAGTTTCCCAAATACCTGACTGATTATCTGTATCTTCATCAATAGCTTCTTCTTGATATGTACCACCTATCATCAAACGCTCCCATGTAGAGTTTCCTACTATACCATCTGGTGTTAAATCATAAGCTAATTGAAATCTGATAACAGCTTTTTCTGTGGCAGGACCAAATACACCGTCTTGTGTAAGTTTCAAAACAGTTTGTAATCTATGTACTTCTGGTCCCGTGCTGCCTAACTTTAATAATTTCATGCTTCAGGGTTTTCTTGTGTATCTTTGTTAAATGCTTGTGCTAAGAACATAGTAGCTTGCATTCTTTTAGCTCTTTGTTCTTCTATATCAGTAAGTAATGTTTCATATTCTAACTGAATCTTAAGATGTTTTACATTGTCTTTGTAAAAATTACTCAATTCTTGCTTTCTTTGAGCAATCTCTTCTGGTGATAACTCTTCTTGAGCTACCTCATTTGATAAATCTGCCATAATTATTGGTTTTAAATTAAACTTATATAACAAATATATAAATAAAGTTTAAATAATAAAAGTTTAAAGAAGATTAATTAGTGAAGACTTGTTTCTTTCCCCCGTTATATACGTAGGCATGTCCTTCATCTATTAACGTTTGATTAAGACATAATTCATTTCCATCTGCGTCTTTTACGTATACTTCCCCTAGTACACGTCCATATTTACCGGTTCCATATGATTTGAGTCTACATAAACCAGAATCACAGCTTACATCAACAAGTATTTCTAATGTACGTGCTTTTGCGGCTAGACCTTTTTTCTTTTCAGCTTTATTACGAGTTCTAGATTCCCACGTATCTACGCCTTTAAGTCTGATCCTACGTTTAATCCATGTGTCAAACCCCAGGTCAATCATAGCATCAAAGGTATCCCCATCCACTACTCTTACTAACTTAGCCCTATATATATACTTATCCATTACTTTTTTCTTCTGATTCTGCAAATGGTACTGAGTAAAGATGTTTCATTGTAGTGTTAACTCTGTTTCTTAAGTATTGAGACATAGTCCACTCTGGTGTTCTGTCAGTTACTATTTCAATAATCTTAAATTCACTTGACCCATCACCAGCTTCATGCACTTCAAATTTCAGTATTGCTTTACTCATATCTTATTTCTTTCTAGACATTTTATAACACATCTTAAGTCCTTAGCGTCATAGAATATAACTTCTGCGTCAGGTATTTCTACGTACCAAAGTCTTTTTCCTTGGCCGTTACCACTATCATTAGATATAAAACATACGTTTCCTACGTTATAAGTATAATAGTGTACGTCATGATCTAGTCCACTATCATTCTTATCTACGATGCATTTTTCAAATCCTAATTTTTTTATACTATACTCTGTCATAACCACTGATCTATACTTTCATTGACTGACTCAGGATATTCTATATTCAATATCTTCTTAAGATCTGCACACTTTTCATACTCTTCAGTCTCTATAAAGTGGAGAATCATGTTCTCTAGTTCCATTTTACTAGGGCCCAAATGAGTATTATGTGCAAGTACGAAACCAAACTTACTATCACTAGCCTCTAGTACATAATCCATGTCAACCTTATTAGTTAGGAATAAATAAGAGTTAATATATGCATTTTCTAAGAGCTCTTGCTCCTCTTGCATTTCCTCAACTGACTTGCCACCCGTGTATTCTTCTTGATCCATAAGCCTTATGTCTATACAACCAAAATACAAAAATTTTATTCCCCGTCCAAGCAATGTTATGTATTTAGCATTGTCAAGAGGTACTACTATTGTGCTCCCCAGCTGTGGTCTGCGTGGTTGGTACCCCGCATTAAAATTATGTTCAATCTTTAAAAATTATTTATTATGTACTATTTTAAAATTTCACAAGGAGGTAAACTCCTTATTACAAGCACAGAGCCAGTGAGCGAAGTGCAAACTGTCACTAAAGAAATTGCTGGCAGAAAAGTCCAAGTCAGACAGCAAATGAACAGTGGTAATATAAAATTTGCCCAAACAGTCATTAGCCCTGAAGACGCACAACACTTCAGTACTACACTAAAGGTAGGAGATGAAATCCCATCATTAGAAATTACTGAAAAGAAAGTAGTGAACCAAGAAACAGGTAAAGAGTTTGATAACTTGTATTGGGCACACTAAGAGAAAGGGAGGATAAGTTCCTCCTTTTTAACATTTAGTTCCTCATTGACAATGTTTTTGTTAAATAAAAGAATAAAATGTGTGCGTTGCACAATTAATGTGAGGTCAAATACCCACATTTTACCACATTGCAACACAAAAAATAAATTATAGGACAGTATATATATACATAGCTAACATTATAACTAGAGAGATGGCTTAAGCAATACCAATATGCACTCTAGATATATGTTGGCTTTATGTATATATGTTGTCTTATCTCTTATATGATAAGCATAGTAACCGCAATAAAATTATGAGTGAGTTTAACCAACTCTACGGTGAGCAAGGCAAGGTCATGTTCAACTGTAACTCTAATGATAAGTTAGTCTTTGCTATAGGCAAAGAGTATCAGTGGAAACCTGATACAGTATCTATTGTTAGAGGTAAATTTCCATGTAATGTAGAATACAGATACAAGGATGGTTATCATCTGATTGATATGAGTAACAATCGTCTTAGCACCAGACATATGTCTGAGGTTATACAGATACTCAACAACCAGATAATGGAATGAGGTCTATGGCACTTACCTCAACTAAAAGTGCCACCTAATCACTTACCAATTATGAGAATAATTATAAATAAACCAGATGCTTTTGTAAAGCATAGTAATGAAATTGGGATACAATTGTACCCAACAACCACCAAGAATATGGTAAATTTCTGGGATGAATACGGAGACCATAAGCTTGTTAGACTTGAGGAATGTACTTATCCTCATGACGTAGAACTCAAGAATGAGTTATTGTTTAACCAGGGGCTAAGACAGCTTGCACTTGATAATGATCTTATCAATATAGATCATGACAGTGACAACTTGCTTAACCTCATAATATCATACGCCTAATGAAAAAGTTATTATATATATTATTGGCCATATTTATATTTGGTCCAGTATTAACGTCATGTAGCAGCCAACGTGGCATGTGTAAAAGTAAAAAGAAATATTACAAGACACAGAAATGTTGGAATGCTAAGAAACAAAAGATGACTCGTTGTTAAAATTATAAATTATGAGAAATACTTTTAGAAAACTGGTGAAGTTCCTACTAGTAGGGCTTCAGCCAGTGAATGCTGTATTGTGGATACTATTTGTATTGACAAGTAACAGCATTGGAATTGGCATAACAAGCGTAATGCTTGTGATATATGCATTTGTGTCAAGTATAGCATTCTATGCAATGCTTGATAATATTACAATCTTACCTACCGTAAAAATAGAATACCAACCTGTGATTGGATTATCACTTGGGTTGTCAGATGGAGCGCTGATACTAATACTACCGTTCTGTATAATTGAAATACAGTACAAAAAGTAGTCATTAGTGACATACTAATAATAACATAGTATTAATTACTATATTAACATTAGTATTAAGGCTAAGGAAATTGGTTAGGTAAGTGATAACCATGGTGAAGATAGGGGAGTTACCCTTTCATAGTAATAGTGTTAGTTTAGTTTTTAGTTAGTTGAAACATCACAATACAACTCCCCTTGAATCACCTTTAATAACAATACAAATGAGAAATTTAATATTATTATGTGTAGTACTATTGTCATTTGGCAATGTTCAAGCACAAAAATTTAAGAATAAAACTATCAAAACATTCTTTAACGTTCCAAAGGACGCTAAAAATTATGATAGATATATGGATGCATACTCTGAGTTTATTAGAAATTATCCATTGAAACAAGATAATGTTGTCAAATATCACAGTGGACAGACATCTCACAGAGCAGTGGCTGTCTTTGACTATGATATAGGACCATTAGACTTGCACCAATGTGCAGATGCAGCAATGTATTTATGGGCAAACTATAACTATGAAGCTGGATTTCTGGACAGATTGGTATTTACAGGAGCGGATGGAACAGTATACAACTATTTAGAATGGTTGGAGAAGAAAGAAAGAGAAGATAACTGTGATAACTTTAGGAAATGGTTAGACTTAGTATGGGCATATGCTAATTCTTGGTCTATATCAGAATATGATTTATATTCAGTTCCAGTATGGGACATTGAACCAGGTGATATGTTTGTAGTAGGAGGCTTTCCTGGACATGTTGTAAGCGTTGTAGATGTTTTGGTTGAGCCAGAAACATCTCATAAATACTTCATGTTAGCAGAGAGCTATATGCCTGCACAAGAGCAATACATACTTAGAAACCCAGCAGATGGGTCAGTATGGTATGCACTTGAATCTTACATGACACATGTTTCTACACCTAATTATAGATTTCACATAAATGATTTGAAGAGATGGCGAAACAAGTAGAAGTTCCTATTCCACACAACACTGCCTATCAATTGATTGCTGATCAACTGATAGGTGGTGTTAATAAGATAAACCTAGTAGAATTCTTAATGCAATCATTATCAACAGAGCAAAAAAGCTTTTTTATAATGTTATCTCAGTTAAAACATCAATATGTACCACCAATTGGAGGTGATTATGTAAAGTTTCATCAAGATGCAACATGGATTGAGTCTAAAATAGACATGGATGTCATGTTAGATATGGGATTGATGGAAAATGGATACTTATTTGGTAAAGTTAAGAAGATTGATGACTATGGTAATGCGTACAAACCATTTCAAGCACGTACACATGTAGAATTATTTTGTCATGATAAGGATAAAAAGCTTATTAAAGACGGAATAAGAATTGACACATCAAATCTTATAGTAATTACCAAATCTTGTATACCACATTTCCATTTTGAAATACCAGAGATGTTAGATGAAGAAAATATATAAAAGATTTGGTATAGTTAACTGGGATGTAGTATCAGATCCACAATTATCTTCACAAAGCAAAGCATTATATGCATTATTATGTGTGTTTTGTGGAGACAAAGGTGAATGTTACCCATCTATATCAACTTTAGCTGATTATCTTGATAAAAGTCCAAGACAAGTCAGTAGATTGATAAAAGAACTCAAAGAATTCAAAATTATTAGGAGAATTGGCAGAAAAATAGTTTTATGTTAGCTATTATTATGCTAATTTTTTGCATGAGAACTACCATTTAGCCCATAAAAACAGAGGTAAATAGTATATATTTTGTTACTTTTGATTGACTCAGATGTAATAAGATGATACTACAACTTCCAAATGGCAGAATTATAGAATGTTCAGTAGAACAGTATCTATCTATGTCAGATGAAGAAGTAAATGAACTAAATGGTATTGGCTCAGCTTATACAAAAGAAGTAGCAAACCCATTCTACGGGTTATATGCAAATACAACTCTAGCACGTAAAGAAGCTATTCAAGATATAAAAGAACAACAGGAATATGAACCTGGTCTTGATGAAATTGATACAATAGAGAAGCTAAATGATGACTACTTCCACTCAGATGATATCTGATTAAATTAATTTTTCACTTTTTTAAATTTAAATTATGTCACAAGACTCTAAAGTCCAAGTGGTTGCTGATGCTATGGGTAATACTATACGTCAGAACCAAAACAAGCCTGATTACGGCTACATTAGATTAGTTCAAAAGAGAACTACTATATCACCTACAGGATTTATAAGTGCAAGTAACTTATCAACCCTATTAACTGGTACAATTGAAGATCTGGAAGCATCCGGATTACAGCATACTAAAGAGATTGCTGGTAAACTATACGTTGTAGAGCAATTAAGTCCGTTCAATGAAGATGCTGATGAGGCTATTCAGAACAGAGATATGAAAAGAGCTGGTGCAGATGGACCAATATTAAAAGCTGCTGACCCTGAGACAGGAGAAATACTTCCTATTTATAGAAAAGTATTCTATTCTTCAGATGGATCAGGAGAAGATACACTAATTCAGCACGTTAATGGTGATGAAATAGTTAAAAATTCAAGTAACAAGATCAAAGAATCAATTAAAGCTAATGAAAAGCAAGTAGATTTAGAAGAATCTATTGCTGAGGTAGAAAATGAAGTTGAGCCAGAGATTGTTGCTGAAGAAATTGCAGAAGATTCAGTAGAATCTTTTGAATTATAAAAAGATTCCAGAGGAATGTGGATCAACAATACCAATAAGACTACAGGAATCTTAGGTTAGAGTAACGGGGCTGAGTAGTTCCCGTTACATCTAGCCATATCACTTGTTTAACCCCTTATATATATTAATTATGCTTACTGAAAATCAAAAAGAATTATTGAGAATTACCAAAGAGAAAGAGTTATTGAAGCAGAGAGAGGAAAGATTAAACTATTATGGTATACTTGATGAGTATCAATTACACCCTAAAAATTTAATTCAAGACTTAAGTTACCGTAAACTTAATCCTTATCAACATTTTTTGTTTAAACGTGTACTACATGGTTTAAACATATATAGTAAAGAAGAGGTAAATAGTTTACACTGGGATAAGAAAAGAAGAATTACAAAGGTATGGAAAAGAGCACAAAGAGAGCTCAATTTATGGAAGCAATATATTTGTAATAAGAAAGTAAATGATTATTTTAGTAAAACCTTTACAGGACCAATGGCAGAGTATATTATTTCTATACCACCAGATGAAGTTCTTGAAGATTATACTAATACAATGTCCCTTAAGGACCTTGGAATCACTTATGAAGACGTTATAATTAGATTTATGCAAAAAGGATTATTACCTAGAACATTTCTTACACTAAAAGCAGCATGAAAATTAAAAAAAAGTTATGCTATAGCTGTGATACTGAGCAAGTTATATGGAAAAACCATAAAGGCAATAAGTATTGTAAGATTTGTTGGTTTAAAATTAAAGCAGAGGATAACTTTAAATCTAATTACTACAGGAAATATAAGAAACCTCAGGCGAAATCTGTAAAGATGCAAGAGAAGGATAGGGCTTACTCTATAATACGTAAGTCCTTCCTGTCTGAGAATCCAGTATGTAATGCAGGACTACCAGGATGTACAGTTCAAGCAACAGAAGTACATCATAAAAAAGGTAGAGGTAAATATCATCTTGTTGTTGATACATGGTTACCTGTGTGTAGACCATGTCATCAATGGATAGAAGAGAACCCGCAAGAAGCAATAGAGCTTGGATATTCAATATCTAGGCTTACTAATTAAAAAATTATGGAATTAGAAAGAATCTCAAAAGATTTATACGCAATTAAAGAATTATTAGATACTGATTGTCCACAAATGGCACACAGCAGATTAACTTGGCTTATAGTTAGTGTAGAACATGCAAAAACTGAAAGACAAACAAGAAATGCTATGCTTATTATCTGTGGTGCATCAGTGTTAGGTATTTTATTAATGTATTTATTCATATGACAAACAGAGAAGTTGTACAGAATGATGCGTTGCAGACAGCTGTAGCGCATGAAAGATGTGGTTTAGGGATATCAATGGGTGTTGGTAAGACACGTGTTGCTATAAACCATCTAAAAAGATATTATAATCCCTTTATATTAGTACTAGTTGTAGTGCCTAAGAACTCTGTTAAACAGTCATGGCTTGATGAGCTTGATAAAATGGGTGAAACAGATCTATTAGATCACATTAGATTTAGTACATATCTTTCTATAAATAAGCAAGACCCTAAGATATATGATATAGTATATCTAGATGAGTGTCATAGCTTATTAGAAACACATAAATCCTTTCTTGATAATTTTGAAGGACGTATACTTGGACTTACAGGTACACCTCCAAGAAGAAAATACAGTGAGAAAGGAAGGATGGTACAAAAATATTGTCCTATTAGATATGAGTTTTCAGTGGATGATGCAACTGACTCAAAGATATTAAATGATTATCAAATTATTGTACATGAGTTAGAGCTATCAAAGCTAAAAACATTGAAAAAGAAAAATAAAGACGGTGGAGTATGGTATACATCAGAGTCTGCGGACTATGATTATGTTGTACGTAGAGTAATGGCTGCACAAACACAAAAACAAATGCAATTTGCATCTATTATGAGGATGCGTGCACTTATGGATTACAATACTAAAGAAGATTATGTAAAAGATCTCTTAGCTAAAGTAAAAACAAAGTGTATTGTATTTGCTAATACCATGGACCAGGCAGATCGTGTTTGTAAGCATAGTTATCACTCTAAAAACAGTCAATCTGAAGATAATTTACAATTATTCAGTGATGGTAGAATAGACAAGTTATCATGTGTACTTCAGCTTAATGAAGGTGTAACAATACCCGGATTAAAACAAGGTATTATTATGCATGCATATGGTAATGAAAGGAAAACAGCACAGAGAATTGGTAGATTATTAAGATTAAATCCATCTGAGTCAGCAGTATGTCACATACTTTGCTATAAAGATACCCAAGATAAACATTGGGTAACAAAAGCATTAAAAGACTTTGATGAAAATAAAATCAAATATTATAATCCAAATAAATTATGGGAAAAATGAAAGCTATATATATGGAAATGTTAGATGAGCAGTATCAAGGATCACATGATGCCTTTATACAAGACTTATCTAGAAGAACTTGTGAGGAGTTCATTCCATGGAATGGTAACACTTGTCTCAATTGTAACAGTATCAATATGGAACGTAATGAAACTGAAGCACGTTGCTTAGATTGTGGACAAGAGTTTGTTTATGTAGAAAATGAAATCTTAAGATTTAAATAATGAAAGACGTATTAATATTAATTTTAAAAGCCGCTATGATGGATATGAAGAGAAGGTGTGAACAAAACACATGTGAGGAATCAAGAGACACATATGGTAAATGGCACACTCAACTTCAAAACATGGTGGACACTATACTAAACGGTGGAGTAAAATGAGAATATACACATTAGAATTAGATGAAAAACATTGGCTTGATGTAGAATATGATTATGAACCAGGTGATCCTGGTATTCATACATATCCTAACGGAGATCCAGGCGTACCAGGTACATCAGCATCTGTTACTATCAAAGCCATAAGGGCCTTATGCAAAGATAGAAATGGTAAAAGTGTTGACGTAGATATATTACCATACTTAGAAATGATAGAACTAGATGTATGGGACTTAGAAGAAAAAATACTTGAAGAACATGAAGAGTAGTTTATATTCAAGGTTACAAGTTAAGAATGGTGTATTAGACTTTCCTAATAAAGCACAGGAAAAGCGCTTCTATAGTTTCTTAAAAGAAATACCTGACGGAACATCAATAGATATTTTTATGGGTGTAAGCACGGATAAAGGTAGTAATGCTCAGCTTGCTAGAGTACACGCTATGATCCGTGAACTTGCACAATATATAGGATATACATTTGAAGAGATGAAGTTACAAATTAAGCGTAAGGCTGGTTTGTGCTTTGTAAAAGATGGTAGTGAATACTGTAAGAGCTTTGCTGAGTGTGACAGAGATGAATTAAATCTAGTTATACAAGCATTAGTAGAGCTTGGAGATTTTCACGGTATGCAATTAAGATGATTTCTTTTTGATATCATTAAATAGGTCCTTGTAAAGAGCCTTTTGTGTATCAGCATCTTTATCAATAATTGCTTTGGATAATTTAGCAATGATGTCTTCATCATATTCAACATCAACATCTTGATATAAACCTTGTTCAGATGCTTTAGAAGAAAGTAACTGTATTAAGGAATATAATATCCATGCATGGTATTCATACCATTCCATTTTAACATCTTTCTCTTTAATCTCACCAGAGATCATTCTTTGGAAAGTATTAAGAGTTTTGGCAAGATCAGATGCTTCAGGGTATACCTGATCAATATAATACATTAACATAGACTGTAAAGCAGGAATAAAATCACTGTGTACATTTACATCTTTAATTATTGTAGGTTCTAATTTTCTTGCCATGTTGTAAAAATATTAAATTATGTCTAAAGAAACAAATATAAATAATATAATTGAAAAAATAGAAGAAAAGCTTGATAATACTGGTTGGACATCAGTAATAGGGCAATGGCTACGGTCTGAGGACCATTTAAATGTCGTAAAAGCCTTGAAGGCAATGAAGGGTAAAGGATTGAGATTCACTCCTAAATACTCTGATGTCTTTAATTCATTAGTTTATTGTCCTATAGGTAACGTCAAAGTTGTGGTAATAGGGCAAGACCCTTACCCACAACCTGATGTTGCTGACGGTATTGCATTTAGTTGCAGTAAGAAAGGTAAACCAGAAGCTTCTCTACGCTATATATTTAAAGCACTTGAGACACCAGATGCTGACCCAGATTTAAAGAGATGGGCAGAACAGGGCGTACTATTGCTTAACACTGCTATGACTGTAGAAGTAGGGAACGTTGGCTCACACTATGATATGTGGAAACCATTTATGTCTCTTCTCCTTACAGAGATTAGCAATACTATACCCAATGTATGTGTGGTGGGTATGGGTAAGAAAGCACAAGAATGGTTAGGTTACTTTCCATTCGCACATAAAATAGAAGTATCACACCCAGCAAGTGCTGCCTATCGTAAAGGTGGAACGTGGGATCATCAAGACGTATTCAGTCGTATAAATAAATACCTTGAATGGCAGAAGAAAGACTTGATTGTATGGTAGATATTTCGTATATTTGATAACCTTAAAAATCAACATATGTGGGAATTTTTTCAGATAATTACCAAGGCTGGTATGACTCCAAATGAGTGCTTGTCACTCTTTGCTGTTCATAAGAAAGTTACTCCACATTACGGTCATAATATAGAGGTATTACTTGAGAAAGGATTAATAGAATATGATGATAAGAAAGATCATTATATAATTACTCAAGATGCTAAGACTCTTATGACCCGTTTGGATAACTATTTTCTCAAAGCCAAGAAGAAAACAGATATACAACTTTTGGGTAAGAATTATGTAAGCCTTATAAAAGGATACAGAGAGATATTCCCAGCTAAGAAATTACCAAGCGGTAAACCTGCAAGAAATAATGTAAAAGCTTTAGGCTCAACATTCAGATGGTTCTTTGAAACATATGACTATGATTGGGATACTGTATACAAGGCTACAAGAATGTATGTCAATGAATACAGAGATAAAGATTATTTATATATGCAGACAAGTCAATACTTTATTTGTAAACAAGATAAGCATAAGGTAAAACATTCTACCTTAGCAGATTATTGTGATATGATATTAGAAGGTATTGACACAGAAGATGAACACTTTAAAGAAAGAGTAGTATAATGGCAAAAGCAAAAGAAGCTTGGGTAGGGCAATACGCTGCCTTTAATGAAGCACTTAAGTATATGTACCGTAGACAGACTGGAGAAGAAAAGTCTATATATACACCTTGGCCTAAGTTTAATGATGCTACAACTGATGGTTTAGAATGGAACACTCTTACTGTAATAGGTGGTAGACCTGGTTCAGGTAAAACACTTATTAAGGATCAAATTGTAAGAGAGTCTTTTATATTAAATCCTCAGGATGAATTTAGAGTATTAGAGTTTCAGTTTGAAATGGTAGGTAGAACCTCAGCAATCAGAGAGTTCTCATCTATAACTGGTAAAACATATAAAGAATTATGTAGTGCTGGTAGTAAACTGAAAACAGATGTTCTAAATAGATGTCATGAATATGCTAAGGAAAGGGTTAAACACCCTGTAGATATTGTAAGTAAACCTATGACTGTAAATCAAATGCGTGAGCAAATAGATATGTATATGAATTTACATAAAGGAGCTAAGACAATAATAACACTGGATCATACAATGCTTGTGAAGAGAGCACCATATCAGAATAGCAGTTTAGATATGTTATTTGAATTAGGTGAGTTCTTTACACAAACCAAACGTGAGTATCCATGCTTGTTTGTAGTTATATCACAACTTAATAGGAACATTGACAATCCGGACAGGAGTGTTGATGGTAAGTATGGTAACTATGTACTTGAGTCAGATATATTTGGCTCAGATGCAATGTTACAACATGCTGATACACTAATAGGTATTAATAGACCTGCTAAACAAAAGATCAGATACTATGGACCTGATAGGTATATCATAGAAGATGATAGGACGCTTGTATTGCATTTCTTAAAAGCAAGAAATGGTGATGCAAGAATGAGCTTTTTCAAAGCTAAGTTTGAGCAAATGGAAATTGCTGAAATGGCAACACCAGAACAACAGCCTAGGAGATAGTAGAATATTTTTTTACTAATATTTTGCTCCCGAGCTGTAAGTTGCACATATTTTAATAATTATGATAAGTACTAAAAATAGAAATTATATGAAACCGGAAGAAAGAAAAGCTAAAGTTAAAGAATTATACAAAACTCATGAACAATACTTTGAGGATAATAATTTAGCTGATGCACTATATATACCTAAGATGGCTTATAGGCCACCTGGTAAGGATGAACTGCATGTTAGTTTCTTTCCCAGTGAATTAGAGAAAGAGAAAGATGTGTATACTGAATTTGTAAGCATTGATTATGAATCAGAAGACCCAAAAAGAACTTTGTATCTACATAAACATAATAAACACTGGCGTGAAGAATATGAACTTGTAGAAAGCAAATCTGGATATCAAAGACATTTGATACCAGTAAGTGAACTTGTTGTGATCAGAGATATCACAGATAATGCAGCAAAAGTTATAGAAGACTTTGCTAATTTACCTGACCCAGATAATAAGAAAGATCCAACAGTCAAAGATGTGCTAAGTCAGATCAATGACTCACTGCAAACAATTAATAAAACAATGTATCACATATTAAATAAAATGAATTAAATGGCACAATCTGTATTAATTATTGCTGACTCAGGAACAGGTAAATCAACTAGTATGAGACACCTGGATCCTAAGTCAACTGTTATAATCAACATTGCTAACAAGCCTTTACCATTTAAAGGTTGGAAAAGCAAGTATACAACAATGAATAAAGATAACCCAAAAGGTAATCTTGTAGCTGTTTCATCTGCTGCTGGAATAGGCAAGGCAATGAAACATGTAAATGATAATATGCCACACATCAAAACACTAGTTGTTGATGATTGGCAATATATGAGTTCTTTTGAATACTTTGATAGAGCTACAGAGAAAGGCTATGATAAGTTCACTCAAATAGCGGCTAACCTTGCACAAATTGCAAAGATGCCAAAAGATATGAGAGAAGATCTTGTCATATATTTCTTGACTCACTCAGAAGATTCAACAGATATTAATGGTAACCGTAGAGTAAAAGCAAAAACTGTTGGTAAGATGATAGATAATACTCTTACTCTAGAAGGTTTATTCAGCATTGTCCTATTTGGGAAAGTGGTGAAGGATGATAACGGTGTATTCCACTATGGTTTTGATACTCAGAACAATGGAGAGAATACTTGTAAGTCTCCTATGGGTATGTTTGATGATTCATTCATACCAAATGATCTTGCATACGTGAATGAATGCATAGATAAGTATAATAATTAATTAATTAAAATTTAGAAAGTATGTTAAGTACAAAAGACATGTCTGCCGGAAGTGGCAGAGTTAAGCCTGTAATGGGCGCAGGTAACAATGTAATTAAGATTAACTCAATTAGCTTTGATGTTACTCCATATGATTCTGATGCATATAATATTGTATTGCATGTAGAAGGTAAACCAGAAGAAGGTGATTTTCAAGGTTTCTTAAAGGATGTAAATAAGCCTGACGGAGCAAGATATGAAGGTCAAGTTGGTAGAATTAGATTCTCTCCATATCCATATAAGGATACTACATTACCAAGTGGTGTAGAAATCAGTAGAGATAATGAAGTTCTAAAAGCTATGATATTCTTAAGTGAAGTCGTCAACAAGAGAGATGCTCTTGATGAGATTGAGGCTAATACTATTGAAGACTTTATGGTAGAGTGTAATAAGTTATTCTCTAACAGTGAGTACTTCAACGCATGTATTGGTGGTAGAGAATGGGAAAATAAAGATGGTTATGTTAACCTAGATTTATTCTTACCACGTTTATCTAAAGATGGTGTACCATTAGAAGCACTAGAAAAAGATGGTGCAAGATTACTAACTTATAATGAAAGTGATCATCTTAGAAGAATACAGAAGAAAGAAGGTAGTACACAAACAAAAAGTTTTGAACCAGCTACAACAGTTAATGCTGGTGATGACTTTGATTTATAATTAATTTTAGGGTGTAGACGCATGTAAGTCCAGATATGGCAGTATCTGCTTAAAAAGCCAGAACACAGTTGCGTGATGCAGAGCTTGCCCTTAAATTATTAATTATGTTAAATACAAAAAACCTTGTCTCAAGTGAATCAAGTGTACCTAGTTATTGGGTATTTCATCACTATTTAAACTTACCTGAGCAATTATCTGGACAAGATATAAAGATCAAATCTATATTTAATCCTGGTGAGAGAACACCATCTATGTGTATATATGTAGATAAGAGTATTATGCAATATAAGTATAAGGACTTTTCTACAGGTAAATACGGTAGTAAAATAGATCTGGTAAAAGAATTATTCAATTTAGATTATTCACAGGCAGTTAATAAAATAGTTGAAGACTATAATAAATATGCTAAAGCAGGAATAAAGAAAACAAACTTTAAGATTGCAGCAAAATGGGAAATTGATTTTGTAAAAACAAGAGATTGGTTTGAACATGATGCTGAGTACTGGCTAGCATATAATATTGGTAGTACATTATTAAATGAATATAATGTAAAACCTATTGAGTACTACAACATGGTTAAAGAAGATGATGGAGAAATTAAATCTCTATCTATAGAAGGTACAAATATGTACGGTTACTTTGATAAAGATGGTAATATCTATAAGATATATCAACCATTATCAAAG